GCTAGAACCTGATATTCCGCTAGTGCCTGAGCTACCGCTAGAACCGCTAGTGCCATCAATACCTGATGTGCCGCTAGAACCTGATATTCCGCTAGTGCCTGAGCTACCGCTAGAACCGCTAGTACCATCAATACCTGATGTGCCGCTAGTTCCACTCGAACCTGATATTCCGCTAGTTCCTGAACTACCATTTATACCGCTTGTGCCACTAGTGCCACTCGAACCAGTTCCCGCACCAGATTGAGCTAAATTAGCATCTCTTTGTAAAACAACCGTGTAATTTAGATCTGTTGCACTTGAATTATTCGATATTAATATACTTAAATCATCAGTTGTTGTGAAAGAAACTGAACCTGTTATAACAGCTTGTGATGTGGTACTTGAAGTGGCGAAACCAGTTGCGGTTGCACCATTGATTAGCACTGCTATATCACAAAAACCAGCTTCTGTTTCAGTTGTTAGAGATGTAATAAAACCGTCCCAAGGTGTGTTATTTAAAAAAACGTATTCACGGTCAGCAGCAGTAGTAATTAAGCCTGAATATGGGTCAAATTGATAAACAGTTTCAACCAAGAAGCTTGTGCCTGATGTGCCTGATGTGCCGCTAGAGCCATTTGTGCCCGATGTGCCACTGGAACCTGATATTCCACTAGTTCCTGAACTACCATTTAGACCTGATGTACCGCTGGAACCTGATGTGCCACTAGTTCCACTAGAGCCGCTTGAGCCAGAGATTCCGCTAGTACCAGAGCTACCGCTACTGCCACTTATACCACTTGTGCCACTACTTCCATCTACACCTGATGTGCCTGATGTGCCGCTCGAACCACTAACACCAGTTCCACCGATGCGCTTCCATTCACCATCTTCATATATTGCAAGACCTGTTGAATAAACCTCTGGAGTTGAATAAGTAGAATAACCTATCATACCTTCGGTTGGTGTTATTTCAGTTAATGTGATGGTGTTTCTCAGTACTGGGTTTTGTGTGCCGAAGTTGAATGTGTTTGGTATGCTATATGTGCCGCCATTAGAACCAGCGATAGATACATTATCAGCGTCTATGTAGATATCACTACCGCCCATCACAACAGGGTTTTGAACTCCTTGTGCTACTATTATATTATCACCAAATAGTATTGGGTCTTTTGTATCACCTACTATAACTATATCTCTACCTACTACTACTCCTCCCGAATAGTTCTCGACAAAATTCAAATCATAGTTACCATCATCGACATATATCTTACCACCTCTGTTAATTCTACCTACACTATCTGTTTTACCAAAAAGTGGAAATCTTTTACGTTTGTAAATTGGGCGTATAGTTTCATTTCCAAAATATGTTAGGAATGTCATCTTAACGACTTGATCTTCAGTCGGGTTGTAATTATCTATTGATAATAATGTATAATAGCCAGCATTGTCAGCTATTTCAAAATAAAAAACATCATTAAAATTAAAATTTGTGAATATTTTTGTATTAATTCTAACATTTAACGTTAAAATATGTGATCTAGGTGTCGCATAGGTCTCAATTTCGTTCTCGTAATAGTTGTAATATAAACTATCTTCTCTGTCTAACTGATCTGAAACACTAGCGAACAATATAGGGTCATCATTAAATAGTGGGAATGAGCTATATGTAGCACTTGTACCACCATAAAATTTATATGTGGCAACAAGTGGTGGGTTAAATTCCGTGAAACCTTCATACACCGCATAGCGTAACACACCTTCTTTAGTTCCTTCTGTTACATTTGGAAGTGATACATTACTGAACTGATTTTGAAATATAGTTGGTACAGCGTTTAACTCAATTTTCTTCTCACCATTCAAAAAATCGATATCTAACTCTACTTTTACATCACCATATACTCTTCCAGAATACTCTTCGGAGAATTGTTTATTAAATAAATCGTCCCCTTTTGCATATGTAAATAACCACGATTGGTTACTTAAGTCAGTTAAAGTTGATAAATTAACAACATCAGATACGTCATATTGTAAATCACTTACAACTCTACCACTTTTATAAAAAGCGTCTCGTGGTTCTATTAAGAAATGTCTTATCTTTGTCTTATCTTGAGTGATATAAAGATTAAACATCTTAAACATATCACCTATGAAATCTTTTTGCTTAATATTTAAGAAATTAAATGCTGGGTTAATACCATACACTGAACTTTGTACAGATATATCTGCCTTAGATATGAAATATGAATTAGGCGAGTTATTGTACACACATGTTACAACGAACTCAATCTCATCATTAGGTAATAAATTTTGAGCTGAAAATATATTAGCATTATTCCACTGATAGTTGTACACCATATTATACAACCAATTAGTACCATCATAACCCTTTGGTGCTAATTTATTAGGTGCTATTTTGTCCGTAAATATTAGTGTGTTACCACGATATATGTTATATGTTACTTTTATACTATCTAATGGGTTAATTGTAGGTAGCTTTACCGTTTGGCCTAATCTATAAAAATTTATTGTACCAGTTGAAAGATACTTACCCTTTACTGGTACTTTGAATCGGTTAGTTGTGCTGTTATAGCTACCACCTACTATATCTGTTATTTGATTAGTTAGTTCTGGAACCACTGAATCGTTAGTTGTACCCAAAAGTTGATTATATAATGGGTCTCTGTTCCACTGTACATATGGTTCACCAACCGATGTAGTTAGAGCAGGTAGAATAAATAGTTTAGTGAAGTCTTCTGAGTTTAAAAAATCGGAGTTGTATGAATAACCATGTTTAATAAATATACTATCAAATATTTTTTTTGCATTATACATCATCTTCCAACGGTAAGCATCTATACCTGTTGTGAAATTTGAGGGAGTTAGTTGATTTACTTCGTCTTGAATTAGCGTGTATACATAATTTTCATTGCCATTCCACGCAGATTCCATGGTCGCTTGATTTAGTGTGTGTATATCTTGATCAAAATCAATATTATCGGTAGCATCTATATTACCTGTGATGTAATTTTCACCCATGTCATCGAATAGGTTCCCATTCTCACCGTAGTATACACATTTATAAACTTTGTTAGTTAAATCTATCTCTAATACCTGTAAATAACCAGAAGATAATAACACTCCACCCTCAGTGACAATACAATCGCTTTTTTTCTTAGGGTTAAAACCAGCTAATACATTTATATTGAAAATTTGAGTGAATATTTCATTGTTGTTAGCTGAAAATGGTACAGTTATGGACTTAGTATATGTACTGGCACGTTTTAAATCTTTCAAATCTTGTATTTTGAAATTTAAAAGCATGTCAATATCACCATCTAAGTAATATCTCTCTTCTTCTGACCAGTTTGGTATTATAATTATTTCAGCCATATGTGTATTTTGGTTTAATTAGATTGGAATATGTTATATTACTGCTTCGTAGATACTAGAATAATAATTTCCAATCTGTTACACCTATATTTCTTAAGCCCATAAGACCATATCGTGATGCATCTATGCTATGATTTAATAAATCAATGGGTGTATCTGTTATTTGATCTTTTACTTTCTTCCACTTATAGTTTCTGAATTCTTTAATCAAATTCTCTGAATCTCTTTTTAAAAATATCTTGCAATCTTTCATAGCCATTATACCCTGATTGATCGCCTTATTTGCGTTTTTAATTGTCCAATCACTTAACATATCAACGTATTCGGGTCGGTGATCACAAAATATTTGCTGGTCTTTAGGTACTATCTCAAATCTTTCTTTAATCTGTTGAGGTGTTAGATGTGTTTCATATAAAATTTCTTCTAAATAAAGCTCCCATCCAGTCACACCATCAACTAAAGTGGTTTTAACAATGGTCGTGGGGTCTTTATAGCCCCAGTCTGCCCCGAATGCTACCTTACCTATGTATTTACCATCAGAGTCAATTGGTGCAATATCATAGTATTGAAAACTATCAAAAATAAGTTCGGGACTTTCACCTATCTCTCCCATCCCCATTACCCTCCACCGCCATGGGTCATTTTCTTTGTAATACTCTATCTCTCTAACTAATTCATCTGGTAAAAATGGGTTGTCTAAATAATTAGATTTAATAACAATTGTCTCTCTTCTTTTGTATAAATCATATATGAAACTAAATAAATCGGATGGGTTGAAATCTATGAATATTGCCCTGCGTGTTCTCTGGTTTAATTCTGCAAAAATGTCATAATTTACTTCGTTGGCTTCGTTTATCCAGACTATATCATGTTGTCTTCCACGTAATTTTAAATCATCATCAGTGCTAAAGAATACTATTTCACTACCGTTTTCAAATTCATATGTCCATTCGGTTCTCTTATGCTTATTTATGTCATATAAATTGTGCTCTTTTAAGAAATTTATTAAATCTTTCATGACAGTTGCCCTAAGTGCAGGGAATGTCTTTCGAACTATTGAAACTTGTGTCTTTGGTTGTGATAAACATAAAACAACCAGTAGTTGAATGATGGAATATGTTTTACTGGAGCGTGTGCCGCCCTGATTAATTATAAATCTAAAACCATCATTAAATGCTTGTGCGTTCCTCTCTAATACATTTGTAGCTTGTAGCTTTAAATTCATATCTTCGATACTTTTTTTTGTTCTTATGCTTATTAGGGCGCGTTGCAGCCCATAACTCTTGCATAGTAACCTCTATCTTTTTCATTAATCACGTTTTTTAACTATTTCAATTGTGATATTATGTAAATTAATATCAGCATTCACGTCAACTTTCTGTACCGCGTAATTGCCCTGTATCTTATTCATCTCCTTCTTAAGATCATTCCACATGCGCCAGTCTTTTGCCGCTCTCGCTTCTTCTAACGCTTGTTCATACTGCGCAATAGCTTCATCTATCATCGCTGGGTTCAATAGATTGAAACGTTCTTTAATCTCTTCTCTCGCCCATTTGAGATATTCATATGCCTGTGATTTAGAATAACCCAAATCTTGTATGAAATTTATTATAGTCGTTACCGAACACATTTGATTAGTTCGCATGTATATGACCTTTGATATCAGGTCGTCTTTTGAATATTTACTTCGATCACTGTTGCTTTTTGATGACATATTTTCTTTTTTATTATTTTTTTGTAAGTAAATACATATATTACTTCCATTTTTCGCATCTAGTCTTGTTATTGAGTAAAAAAAGGGGTTATTTTTTCTTATTAAATTCCCGTTTAATCGCATCATTTCTACGACCTACTGCAATAATATGGGAAAATACAAGCTGATGGTTTAATGAAAGATATTGTTTCGCCTTAACTAAGTCATAATCATTAACTTGCATTATGATGTTAAACCAAACGCTTTCATTACTTTGCTTTTTAGGTTTTTTATCTTCTGATCTGTCTCCTTCACCCTCTCTATCTTTCGGTTCAGGTTCGTTAGCTGGTCGGAATAAAGACTTGTAGCTAGTTCTAACGCTTTGTGTGTAAAGAAAAAAAAAGATATAAGGTAGAAAACTCTACCACATGGTTGTGTATCAATGAATTGTGCTATTTCATCAAGTTTTTCTTCACTATATGTATCTGGTCTTAAATAAAATAAAGCAATGAGCTTATGTGCATCTTCCATGCTGGTGTATTTTTCACCATCTATCCACATTTCTAAACTCAAATTCTTGTAATTTATTAATTTATAAGTTTCACCGTTTATTTCAAACTCGTCCCAAATTTCTTTAACTGGCTCATCATCCAAAAATTCTATCTTCGTGAAATACTGCTGTAGCTGAGGTAATGTTAATTGACCTATCTGTTTCTCAGTGTATTGTGGGTTTAATATCTGTGCTTGCTTAACCCGATATCGTAATAAATTAATTTTATCAGAAACATCTAATTTATGCATCTCGGCTAACATTAATCGCCACTGCTTAAACGTTACCTCGCCCCAGTTTTCTGGTGAATAAAGTGTTATATTATTGTTCTTCATTTCTTTTTTCTCTTTATTTTAACTGGTTCCCCAATTATTTCTTGTGAAATCGTTGGCTCCCAATTATTTAGTGGCTTACCTATATTATCACCGTACTTAATGAAGTCCTGTAATCTACGGTAAATTTGATCCTGGCACGACCCACAGGCAAACTTTCCTGCCATTGAATTATCACCACTCGATTCTTGATATAACTGGTACATATAAATGGTGAATTGTGCAGACATTCCATATTTGGGGCCTAATCTTAGCTCAAAAAATCTTTCTACTTTTTCTTTATTCGATGGTAATGATTCCATCTCCTGTATTAATTTATGTTGTTCTTCCATTTTCATGTTTTTTCTAATTCTTTTTTTTATATCTATTATTATCGCTTTAGCTTCTCTATAATTGATGAGATGACCATCGACACCATCGCATACGTGAAAGTTGAATACAGGTCAGTTAAACCATATACAACGAGGTGATATAAATAACCTATATGAAAGCTTGTGCATACAGGACATGATAATAAGTCAATGAAGAACCTCTTTGTACCATTTAATTGTAAATAGTTTTCAGGTTTAAAATTTAAAATGTAATTTACTATTCTTCTTCCTATTACTTGCTCAGTAATTAATGTGGTGAACGCAAGTATTAATAAAATATCTATTATCATAACGCTTCTCTTATTTTTTCGAGCAAACTTTTCCTTTTTTGATACACCCAGCTCGGTGATGATTGTGTCAACTTTGCTATACTTCTTATAGATAGATTTTCATAAAAGATTAAATCAAATAATCGCTGCTCGAATAAATCTAAATTAATTTTTTTACTGTATAATATCTCGTATATTTGTACCCACTTTTCGTTGTTGTCGTTGTTGTGAAGGAAATCTATCATGGTTGGATCCTGTAGATCCATTTTCATATCATTTAGTTTCTCTTCATTATGCTCGATTACTTCGTAACCAGTGAATGTTTGTATTTTATGCTGGAATTTCTGGTAGTTTATAGATGACTTCGGTTTTTTTAAATTTACCATGAAATAGTATGTCGTCACTGGTGGGTTGGCTGGTATCTTGTCTTTGTTAATTAAATGTAAATAATATGCTGATATACCTTCACCATATCGGTCGGACAACACTCGTTTGGCAATTGTCTCGATCATTTTGTAATTTTCTTCTATCCACTCGTTCATTGTCTAGTTAGGTTGTGAAATTTTGAACATTAAAATTTTGTAATTCTTTGATATTTCATACAATTCTAACTCTATTGTCTTTGCTAGTATCTCTTCAAGTAACCACATGGTTGCCTCTGGCATTAGATGTATAGCGTATATCACTTCTACCTCAGCATGATTAATTACATTGTCCGTTAATCTCTTTGGTATGTTTTGATTAAGTAATTCCAGTGCTTCGAATAAATACTCGATTTCGTCTGTGTAATCTTTGTAATTCCTCAAAAATGACCACTTAAGTTTTTTGAATATTTCGTTAAATTCTTCCATACTATATTTATTAATATTTAAAATAGTGTTTTTTCCGAATCTATCTAAGCATTTTAAAGCCTTCTAACAGCCTCAAATTTAACTACCCTTATCTAGCTATGTTTTGATATGAGAAAGTGCCTGAGATGCCACAGAAATCGCTACACTAGCCTATAATAGATCACCTATGCTTCCGCCATCCTCTCCCATGACAAAATCAAGAGAAAATATAGTCTTTCTTTCATCTTTTTTTAAGCCTTTTTGTCCGTAAAGTATCTCAAGTCCCTTGGTGTGGCCTCTTTTAGAAATCTCAGTAAATAACTGGAATGGTGAAATATAATTAACCGAATCAAAGGTGTGCCAATTTGATAACAAAACAGCTAGTGCTTCCATCTTGCAATCGTATCTATCATCATCTCCCCCGTAATACTGGAATTTGCTGTTTACTCCCTCGTTTATTTTTAAAAGCATAGTGAGTAGCTCTGGTGTTTTTTTACCGAGTGCTTGGCTTATAACTGTTTGAACGTAAAGCTTTTTCTGATTAACATAGTGATTTTTCTTATTTGACATATCTATATTGGCCTTTTTAAAAAAAAAGTTTTATATATAGTTGGTGGGGTGTGAATTAATCACACCATTTGACATACATTCATAATTTTTTTTTTCGCCTAAGACCCTCACCACGGTGTTATTCACACCAACGTGGTGGGGGTTTTTTTATAGTGTGTCATTCACACCTGTGAAGCCCACAACAACGGAACTATCTAAATACTCTTGCTTGATAATAACATAATACATATCTTGTATCTTGACTTCGGAGGTGTTATTCACACCAGTGTTATTCACACCATCATCAAATTTAACTTTACAACTATATTTCAAATTTGATAGTGTGTACACATCTCCATCGATTGAAACTATCATCATATAATGCATAGTTAAATCTTTGAAGTTTTTATTTAAGTTAAGCCGATCTACATATATCATCGGGGTGTGATTAACACCTGCTAAAGTGTCATGTGGTTCAGCTAAACATAAGCTCTGTTCGTATTTTGGAATTGATACGCAATATTCAGTTATAGGTTCAACATTAATTGCTGTTGGAGTACATGATATTATGATGATACCTAATAAAAAGGTGATAGATTTCATATAAGATATTGGAAAAATATAGTTGGGTTGGTGGGGGTTTTTTATTTCTCCCCCTTTACTCTAAACCCTTCGTGTTTCAGTAGCACCATATAAATACATATAATCTTTATCATTATTGTATATTTGTTAATGTTTACTGTATTTTATATGTATAATTTAATTATTAAGGAATTAAGGGGATAAGAGGAAAAAACATCAAAAAACGCCATTACAAAAACACCAACGCAACTCCCCTTTTATTATGATGAAAATGAAAAAAGTGTTTTTAAAGGGAATTTGAATTTAAAGGGCGGGGAACACAGATCATCATCTTCATCAAAAATCTCCTTAAATTTAAAACACATATAAAAACACCACCACTTTTTATTTTTTAAGGGTAAATTTCTATTCATTTTTTTGGTATGCTACCGTTAAATATTACAGTAAAAACATCATGTTTAACATCATTCTAAATAAGCCTCACTATTTAGACTAAATAAGGGTCGTAATTTATACAACTTTTTTTCAAAAAACAGTAAACTCGTGGACTTTTTATAATATATATCATATCAATCAAAAAATAAATTATAAAAATTATGCAAATGTTAAAGATTAGTGATTCATTACACATCACATTAAAAAAACTCCAAAGAGATTTTCATCTCAAAAACCAAGGTAATTTATTATACAAATCACCATCTCTAGGTAAAATAATAGAAGATAGTTTAGTACAAACACAACCAGAAGCAGTAGAGTTTGGTAAAATCTACATAAAAAATACAGAGAAATAATAATAATGCAGTCAATCACATTAGTAAATAATATTCGTCAATTAGGTGATATAAGAAGAATTCCTTTAGACGAATTGATAAAAACATTTAACTCCGCTGATAAAGATTTTTTTGACAATTTAGATAAACTTAGTGGTTTTAAAAAATACAGTGAAGATAATTTATTAAAAGCAAAAAAATTAGTTACTAATAATAGTGAAGCTATTATGCGCAACAGCTATTTATTAGGCTATTTATTAAAAGATGTATATAACGATGGTAAGATAAATTATGATGCTTTATTACATATTGATAAAGAAAAAAAAACAATAAGTATTGATGATTTCGTACCATTAGTACACATATTAGACGAAACCTTATTAGGTAGAATATTTGACACATCAAATGAAATGAAAAAGGGTGTATATTCTTTAAAGAAAAGCATATCACCTGTTATGTATGTGGCACATTACCCACTAGACAGTTTTCACAAAGCAACAGCCGATGTTATAGGACATAGTGGTTTATTCCCCATAGATATAGATATTCCTATCGATGATCAGAATGATTTACTTGAAAAAGTAAATGAAAAAATACCAATTGCATTAACCTTATGCTCACCTAGTAAAACGCATCGAATTATTTTCAATGTCAAAATAGATGATAAAGCAGTGAGACATTATGCTCACTTAAAAGGTATAAAAAAAGTCACTACTGATTTACTACCAGCATTATATGACGATTATAATAAATTGTTTTTTATTAAAATACAAACAATATTATCAGAAATAGTTATTAAGAGTAATGGTATTGACAGAAATCTAGAATTAGACCTTTCATGTAAAAATATTTCTCGCGCATGGTATTTAGGTAAATATCTTGATCGTACCATTGAATATAAAGAAACAGATGTATTAGAATTAACTGATAAAGACATATTTAGCTTTAAATTACCGAGTTCATCATCATCACCATCAATAACAACACTAACTGATGAAAAATTACAAAACACATCGATTGTTAGTTTAACAGACGAAGAACTCAGAGATGCACAAAAAGAGATTTTAACTGTAATGGACGAAATTATCAAGATTGGCAAAGAAAACAATTACCAACCATTATGTGATGGAGTTCAGATGTATAAAAGAACTCGTGATTTACTTAATTCTATTTCAAATGTATTGACACCAAACCAATTAGCTTATGTATTTAAACATTTGTTATTGATATCACCAACTGACCAGAGAATAACAGATGATGAAGCTAAAAAAAGAACGGTAGAAAATTACATAGTACCTCTTTATAAAAAACAACAAAAGAACGATTTTATATTTTACAAACATGTTTACAAATTGAAAACAATGTTGTTAAATGAGTTAGGTTTAGCTAGAAAATTAGAACTTGTGTATTATGATGATAAAGATAAAATACAAATAAATACAGCCAATTTAGAAAAAGTTTTATTAGATATATTTTTCACTTTGAAAGATGATTCTGAGTTTATTTTATACACTAAAGACAACCACTTAGTAAAACAAATATGGAACGGCAACATAAAATCTGTAAACAAGCTAAACAAATTCTTACACATATTCTTAGATAATTATTTTAAAGAAGATTATTCTGGTGATGAATTATCAAATATAAAATTAGCAATCATAGACAAAATACAAACAAAAAATTTGATGTCCAAATTGAATTACAAGGAAATTGATATTCATGAAAGAAAACAAAACGACACACGAGAAAGTTCTTATTTATTTTTTACAAACAAAAAACTGAAAATAACAAAAGAGGAAATAACATCATTAGATTACACAAAAGCCGATTTCATTTTAGAAACACAATTAGCAAAAGATCTAAGAGGAAATCACATTATATGGAATGAAGATATCACATTAAAGAATTATAAATTTTTAAAAGCATTGAAAAAAATCACTGGCGATGAAAAAAATTATGATTATGCGAAGGCTATTATCGGCTATATGATACACACTTACAGAGCAGCGAATAAAAACAAGTGTGTCATCATTCTAGATGGAATAGAATCTATCGAAGTGGGTACTGGTAGTGGCAAATCTTTAATTAGTGTATTGTGTTCTTTTTTCAGACGTTCAAATGTCACGCAATCACCTAAAATTTCAACGTTTGGGTTAAGTGATTTAACTCTTGAACATCAGTTAATAGTACATGATGATATTCTTTGGAACCAATATGATCTTGAAGGAATATCAAAAGCTGTCACTGGTTTCAATTTAAAATATGAGAAAAAAGGTGTTGATTTTATGACAACAGATATTAAAACCACACCTAGATTAATGATGATTAGTAATCACACACCACCTATCAATCATGATAGTATTTTGACAAGATTATATTTTTTCCACACAACTGATTTTTTTCATAGAAAAAAAAACCCATTAGAAAATTGGTTACAACAAGAATTCAATTTAGAAAGACCATATACAATATTCTCTGATGATCAAGAAGAAGATTGGAGCCAACATGCATTGTTTGTTGCAAAATGTGTTCAGTTTTATTTAAACAACGGCATTGAGAAATACAACTCAACTGAAGGTTTCGAAACTAAAATTCAAAATGAATTAGCTGATGATCAAAAATATGAAATACTATTAGAGGTGATAAACGAAGAATTATTATTCACATCACCACAAACAAAAATAACACCAAAAAATTTCCTTTCATCTAAAAAGATTATCACTAAGTGGAACACTAAACTAAAACAAGAGGGGTTCAATAACAGTTATAGCAGGTTAAGTAAATTTCAGAGAGATTATATTAGAAAATCATTTGCTGATGAATATGATGTTGAATATTTAAGAAAAGATGAAACGCAACGTGTGTTTTGTTTAAATTCGGCAGGGTTATTTTTTAAAGAAAAAATAGTAGAAACATTAAAAGAAAAAACATCATTTTCAATATGAAGCAAACAAAAAAATCAATACTAGACATAAACAAAAAAATCAGAGACAAATACAATATAGGTGACACATTTTCTGAAGAGGACTTAACAACATTGAAAAACTTCCTCCTAAAATATAGGCCAGATAGAATAGGCATTATAGAAACAAAAGATATAATAGAAATGAAACTTGTAAGAGGTAGAAAAGGTGAAAGAACTGTTATGTCATATTCTCTAACTGATCAAGAGAATATTTCAACCAACACAATAGGAGAAAAATCTGAAAAAATCAAAGTAGTAGGTGCTTTCCGTGAAGCTATAGCACCTATTTCAATGGAATTTAGATTTAATTTCTTCAAAAACAACCCAGAGCCTGTTTGCCCACTAACTGGAATACCTCTAGTTAACAACAATACTCACATAGATCATTATGATTTGAAGTTTGTGGAATTAGTATCAAAATTCATGGAATTATTAAAACAAAAAAAAAATTTAGATTATTGCGATTTAGTAAAATATGTAGATAATGAATATAACATAACTAATGAAAAATTGAAACAGTTATTCATCAATTTTCATAATAAACACACACATTTAAGAGCAATACATAAAACAAAAAATTTAGAGCTACATTAAAAAAAAATAAAAAGTTATGCTAATACTAACTATATTTGCGATAAGAAAATGAACGCTAAAGAATATTACCAAAACATAGTCACAACCTACAAAGAGTTAGTGAAAAAGAACACCACAATGGACATACTCTCAGGCTCCGTGGAACCTTCTGTGCCTAAAAAAGCACAGTTACTAGACGAGGCTATACACGTTCAATGGAATTATGTTAATGGTCTAGAAGATATGTTTGAAATGTACCGTGCATCTGATCATGCTATTTTTAAATTCAAAGAAAAATATAGTTACAATAGGCCAATATCAAAAAAAAAATTAAAGAATTATGACAAGTAGAGAAATTAAACAACTAATGATTAACAAAATAGATGTTAATCTACTATTCGACCACACTTCACGCATTACACCACAAGGCGAGAACATGACAGATTACCTACATAAAACGCTCTGGATGCACGTTCCTCAGTGGTTGCTCGATGTAGTAGAGAATCAAAAAGATAAGCTGCCTAAGCTCGTTAAAATCGTTGACGACTTAACTGATTATTACGCAACTCTCTACGAAATAAGGGAATTAGACTTCAATGATAATTTCTATGACGATTTATAACGGTAGGTAACATACCAAGGTAGCATACCTGTCCAAATATTAACAGTAAAATACTATTTCGTTCAATATTTAACAAATAGCAAACTTAGTAAAAAAATGTAATATATACTATATGATCACACAGGAACAAAGAGAAGAGATGAGGCAAGTTTACAAACAAGTAAGAGCCAACATCAAAAAAAAGCAGCCATCAGAATATGATCTGATGCTACAAAAATTTAAAGATAATTCTAAAATGAAAACTTACAAAAATGAAGAAATCGAAAAACTAATTCCAGCCGTTAACGCTAGTATTTCTAAATATGGCATGGAAAGATACGAGTCACAGCAGCAATTTGACCAAGCAGTTATTTTATTTAAGCAAGTGAAAAAAGATATAAAAGCGCGTAACATGCCAATGCCATCCGATGATAACTGCAACAATCTGGTTGATTATGTTCGCAAATGCAAGAGGTACTTGAATGACTTCAACCCCGATTTATAACGGTAGAATACCAAGGTAGCATACCAAGACCACATTAAAAATAATCAGGTGTGAATAACACCATAATAAAAAAATGAAAGAAGAATGGAAAGTAATAACAGAATTCCCTAATTACGAAATCAGTAATTTAGGGCAAGTTCGCAACACCAAAAATAACAGAATATTAAAACTTTATTTAAGTAAGGACACGGGAAAATATAAAGCGAAGCTATTCAGAAATGATAAAACATATGCTACACGTCAAGTTCACAAACTCGTTGCGGTGTATTGGTTAGGTTGGAAGCCTAATAACAGTGAAATTATTAAACACCTTAGCAAAGATATATCTGATAACACCGTGAATAATTTGGAAATAGTTCATTGTAGCGGTTTAATATCTAAAATACGTAAAGCTAATGGAAAAAACACCAGCCAGTATATAGGTGTTTCTCTTCATCAGTGCTTTAACAAGGGCGTACCTTCAGTAGTAAGATGGTTGGCACACATTAGCATAGATGGCAAAGTTAGACATTTAGGTTGTTTTACAACAGAAGAAGACGCAGCTAGAGCATACCAAGAAGCAGCCCAAAAGAGATATGAATGAAGAATTAAAAAGAATAGATTTTTTAACAAGAAAGTTAATAGTCTTATCACAGACCAACAGAGAAGAATACGCTATAATCGAACACTTAATAAAAAGAAGTGATTTCGATAATGTAATTGATTTTCTAGAGTATAAATGTACATGTATTTTCCGATTAAAAGATATAGTAATATGATAACAAGACAAGACATAAAATATAGACGCAACAATTTAAGGGCGATAAGAAGACTGATAAAAAAGACAGCCGCTAATATCATATATGATGGTTTTAAAAAAGGTGACATGTTGTTACATGTGGAGCCAAATGGTAATTGGAACTTCATATTTGGTAAAGATGTGCAGTATAAATATCAATTTTCGGCCAAAACTCACAAAACAAGTGCTGATGTTTTAGAAACAATTAATCAAGATATTAGCTTTTGCAATATGTTTATTGAAAAAAGAATACACTTATGAAAGAAAAAGAAGCAGAACAAATATTAAAAGATGCTATTTACCGCGCTAAACTAATGCCACACATAGCACCTCAACCAGTACTTATTGAGTATCTTGTTGTTATAGGAAAAATAAACCACGAAGAAAGAGCACGTTTATACGCAACATCATATACAGATGATATATCAGTAGCTGATTTGAATTTTCGTAAGGAAATAAATGGTAGGGTATAGATTTAAATGTTATATCATAAAAGTGATAAAGGTTTATTATATTATGGAGATGTTCTAAATGAGATAACAGCAATTCCCACAGAATCGGTTGATTTAATAATCACATCACCACCATACAATTTAGGAAATAATCATCATACAGGTAATAAAAAAACTGGATGCTATGATGATTATATGCCAGAAGACGAGTACCAGCAATGGCAAATAGAAGTAATAAACGAATGTTATAGGGTACTTAAATCGGGTGGTAGTATGTTTTATAACCATAAAAATAGAATAAAGAATGGTGTACAGATTTCACCATATGAGTGGTTATTTAAAACAGATATGCTAATAAAACAAGAGATAGTATGGGTAAATAGATCACAGAATTTTGATAAAATAAGATTTTACCCATGGACTGAGCGTGTGTATTGGTTAACGAAAAGTCCTAAGACAAAGTTGTTCAATAATATTAACCACAGTGATGTATTTAATTGGACACCTGTAGGCACTAAAGGAGCGCATACAAGAGCTTTTCCTATTCAAATGCCACTAGATATCATCTCATGCTTCCCCGCAGCACAGAGCGTCCTAGACCCTTTTATGGGCAGTGGTACAGTAGCAAGAGCGGCTGAGATAAAAGGCATATATTGGGTAGGTATAGAACGAGATAAAAATTTTTGTGAAATAGTTACATTTGACTTATCTTTGTCCCATTAATATTGATGAAAATGAAAATTAAAGAAGAAATAATAATAGACGAGCAATCAGTTGGCATGTTTAAAACTGATAAAGAAAATGTACTATATTTTAAGGGACAAAGAGGCTGGGGTTCTCTACACATCATTCAAGAGGATCTCATAAAGCAAAACACCCCTAATTATGGTTATGGTTATGATTATTTAGAAAATATAAAATTTGTTTATGCTGACATTTATGATCTATTAGTTAATGGTGTTTTATGTGGAAATGTTCACAGCTATAGAGTTTCAAAAAGGTCAATTATTAAACTATAGACTGACATTAATACCTGTTTGTTCGAGCTATTCTGAAATCAAATTTGATAGAGTAGTCCTCCCACGCTGTGCTGTTTTGTACCGAATTAGTAACGATGCTAATAGGTATTTGCACACCATCTTTTAATAAAAATACCTCTTTACTGGTTAAAATTTCGCTTAACCAAGCAGATTGTTCAGAATTTAACAGATCAGATTCGACTGTATATGATTTAAAATCTTCTACCTTATAGGTGGTAATACCACGGCTAGTAGATGTATAACCATAGGTTAAATTTCTATCAAAATCGGAGCGTTTAGCATCTGTTTTATCGCTTGTAATATAGTTAAAGGTGTAGTAATCAACACCACCAACACGGTTAGCCCACATTAGTCTTATCGCATCTGGTCTTTTTCGACAGTCGATTTTATAAAGACGTTCTTCCAAATAATATGAAGGTTCATCTACACTTACAACTCGTACATAGTAATAACTAGCTGATGCACTAACAGTAAGATTAGTTGTACCAACAGGAATTGTTACAAGTCCTTGTAAAGTGCTATTAGTAGAAGATATAACACCGACATCAGAAATCACCCCAATACTTACGGTAGCTATATCTTTGTTATAATAAGTTAATGTGGCATATTCATTTTCACCGATGTATTGTATTAATGGTGCGTTTGTTAGCCACGAACTAGTAGCTGTGTCTAAAAATCTACCAGCATAATTATTAGATATATTATAATCTTCCCAATCGAAATTGGCTTTAATAGAAGTTTTACTCAATGTGCTGTAACTAGCTCCGAATGAATAGTTGTTAAGATTTTCTAGAGTTAAAAAACCTTGCTTACCGCTTAGGTTAGGGCTTGCGGCAACAGATATAGAAGCGGTTGGAGATGAACTAATTGTTAATGAATTAACCAAGCCATTACCAGCAGTAGCATAACCTATTACATAAGAACTCGCAGTGCCAAAATTAACACCAACTAAACCGATGCTATTAATAAGAGCTGGAGTGTCTATATCAAAAACAGTTGTGTTATTATAAACATATAAATTAGAAATACTACCCCCAGTTACAGTACCTATCACGGGAAAGCCTTTGAAATACTCTTGGGCTACTATATCATATACCATTGTGGCTTCACTTTGTGTAGGTGATGTTATAAATGGTGTAAAATCAAATGGTGTGTAGTCATCTATTACCGTTTTAATATTAAATTGGCTTATATTAGCGGGTGTGGTTGGTAATAACAATGTATTTAAAACATTATTAGATACATCAAAAACTTGGGTATGTATATAAAACTCAGGTGCATAATTTATATCACTACTGAACACCCAGTAGTTATCATTGCTACTTGAATGTGGAGTTGCTGGTTGATTTACTAATGTTATTGCCATGTTATACCCTTTATCTTTTACCTAATGCTTTAAACGCATTACTGAACTTTTTGAATGTTTCTTCTTCTAGGTTGGAACCAAACGCAGATTCGATTTCCTTTGCATATTCGGCCTCTAGACCTCTTATTGCTTCTTCTAAAAAAAATAGTCCCATCATATCAACACCACCTTCTGGTCTATACTTCCAGCGCGTTGCATATGCTACACTTTCTGGTAGTCCTTTCACTGCTGCCCAATCTTTAAGTGGTTGAATCGGGATCCAGTGTGCTTTGAAGCCGTAATTAATGAACGACCAGTAATTCTCAGCTAATAACTGTACAAAATATTCTCCTTTCCTAGCACCAATAGCATAATCAATTGAGTTAATTAAATCACCAGTGGCTCTTTTATTCTTAGTTTCTAATATTTTAACTATTTTAAAACTCAAATCTTCGCCAAGTTTTTCTAATAAGGCTATGAATTCACTTTGTTCCATTATAGTTCATCGATTTTGCTTGGCACAAAACAATTTCCATTTGATTCACTAGTTTGAACAGATATTTCAGTGAAGTAACCACTTACATTTTCACCAAATCGGCCATAAATAGGAATCAATACTGGGTTATTAATTAATTTATAATCATTACTTCCATAATTTAATTGGCGAATAATATCAATTAATATCGCCTCACAGTCATTCCAAACACTTATTTTATTCAATTCGTCCTGACGAACTAAATCATAAGCCCATAACCTAAATCTTCTATCATTAGTGCTAGTATTTCGGCCAGTATTAACTTGTGTGTTAATTGGTTGGCAAAACAACTGCACGTAATTTTGAGTACTTTCTTTTTGTGTCTCAATATCAAACTCAAAACCATAGCCAAAACTACCGATATCAGCATGATTTTCAGCTAGACTTTGTATAGTGTTTATTATTTTGATTAAACTCATGGTTTTTATTTCTTATCATTTAGTTTGTTTATAGCTGCTGTTAGGGTCATGATAGTCGTTTTAAGATCATCTAGCTTATCAGTCAAGTTATCGTACTTATTCATGTAATCATTCTTAACTACATCTAAGCGGTTTTCTATTATATTTGTTTTAATAATCACGTCTTTTATATCTTTTATACTCGATGATAGAAAGTAACCAATTATGCTCAATAATGCACCACCGATTACAAACAGTACATCTGTTAGGTCTTTAAATGTTATCATATGTTTATAGTTTTTTATAATTTATCATTTTTCTTATTAAATCATCATCACGATGTGATAAACCTGATTTAAAAGGTAGAAAGCCTCCGTAATCGAATGTAGCACCACCAACCTTATCTTGTAAAGGTTCAGATGAGTTATACTGGGGGAATTTTGAACTATAAACACATAGATAATCTACTAATTTATTAAGGTAAAAACCTGACATTTGATTTATTTCTGACCGCAACACTTCCATTTCCTTTCCAGATATGGTTTGTATCATCGCATCACCATTTTTAACTATTCCTGCATTACGTAGTTTTGTTTGTAAAAAAGGGAAAGCTAAGTATATGGTTTGATATGCCGCTACTGGTCTAATTATTTTTATCAGTTCCAGTTCATCTGCATTATAATCTACTAGTTCAATTGACTCCAATAATCTGTTATACAAGGCACGGCCAATACGAGGCAATACGATTGTCTCTTGAGCCACCTCGATAAAAGGTCTCAAATCTTCGTAGTCCATGTTTTTGGTTACTGGTGAATTGGCTTTTAACCAATTTTCGCTGAAAAAATAAGCCGCCATATATTAATTAATTATTTTTACTTTTACATCAAGTCCATGCGTTCTCATAACGTCTTCAACAGTTTCCTCCAACATTAAACGAGCAGGTTCTATAACGAATTTGTCGAATTGTGATGCGCTAAATTCTAGTTCCTCCGCATTTGTAGTTCCTAATTTACCACTTGTTTGTAACCCTACCAAAGCACCATTAGTAATTCTGTGTGCAAAAATTAACTCCTGCAAGATATGGTCTGCTAATGCTATTAACTGAGCATCGAAGTTAGGTACTTCCACTTTTTCGATGTCCCAGCTTTGGTCGCCATTTTTTGCTAATATCAAAGGGTTTTTATTATTTCTTGCTCCTTGATAATGGTTCATAAATTCGAGCATAAACGCTGCCTTTTCTTCAGTAGATTTGAATTGAAAAGGTAGTTTAAATATAAGACCTGGGTTCAAACCATTCTGAATATGTGATAAATTAAATAACCCCAATTCGGAATCTAGATTAATATAACTCAACCCACCGATATAATCTGGTAGTGAATAATATTCCAAATCTGGGTAATAATTCTTTTTATAAATCAGTTGGTTCAAATTTTGGTCATCTTCTGTATCGAAAATTGCTATCGGTGTGATGTTTTTTGTCTGCCAAGTAGTCCAATTACGGCTAAAATAGAAGGTATCAACCTCACCATTTTTGTTATACGCACCGCTTCTTATTTTAGATGTGTCTATATGTTTCATAATTTTAATAAACTCGAAATCATTAGACCAAATAACTTCTGTGGTATATGCGCCAAATAGTTGGTAGTCATATGCTGTACGTTTTAGCCAATCACGTAGTGGGTATTTTGAATTATAGAACAAATTCTGCACACGCATTTGTTGTGTACCATTTAAAGTATCGATATAGGCATCTATTTGAAGATCATTTATAGTTATATCACCCCCAGCCACCATTTTCGCTTTGTTTTCAATAAGTGTACGGTGTAATGCACTTGTTTTACTTAACTCAACCAAATATTGCGGATAAGCATTATTAGCACCGTAATTTATGAATTTATAATTTGCTGATTCTGTAAGCTTTGGTATTTCTACGCGGTTCATAGAGAGTCCTGCGATGAAATCATTTGGGTTTATATTTACATTATCTGGTTTTTTATCAAAAAGACCCATATTGTGTTTAATTTATTTTTTAAGGTGGTGTGATGAACTACATATAATGGAATTAAATAGAATTGTGTTCTTAAGGTGTTAAGGTGTTAAGGTGTTAATCACACCATCACACCATCACACCACATTACATCATAGATTGAGTAGAACCGATCGCTATTGGTTTCGGTTCTTTTTCTTCTTTATCATACCCATCCTTTTTAAGTCGATACTCTTTTTTCGTTTTAATACCATTAAGAAAATCTAGTTCATAATCGTGTAAGAAATAAACATATTTATTTTCATCTTTTTTAAGTTTTTTATCGAAATCAGCATCTATTTTTTTCATTTCATCTAGGTATTCGTCCAAGTATTCAAATAAGACAAAATCACGATTGGTAGTTATTACCTGTTTGTTATATAAACGGCCAGTGACCAAACCTAAATCGTCATTAATGATATAAAAATGATACGTTGCGCCTTTGCTTTTAAATTCGTTGCTCATACTATTATTATTTTTTTAATAAACACCCCAATATGCATTTATATTTGCGGCCATATCTGCTTGCTCTGTTTGAGTAAAGTTGGCATACACTATCAACTCTTGTAATTTGGCACGGAAACCTAGATTTGATGTACCTATCATGGAGTATGATGTACCTGATGTTGCTGTACCAGTACCGTTAACAGTAGCCTCTAATTCATCATTAAGATATAACACGTGGTGAGCAGTTCCTGTACCATCTCTATTCCATATTTGTTGTATTTGTTGTACATTATCAGATACCACTTGTGGTGAAGGGAAGACAGTATTAACACCAGGTTTCTGGAACCCATAACCAGGATCACCACCAGATGCACCTTGATAGATAGTTACCACACCAACTGGGTTTGTTGTAGAATTACTAACAGGAACCCAATTATAAAATACAATAGGGTTACTATTTATAGTTATAACCGCGTGTGTATTATAAGCTTGATTTGATGCTAATCTATTAGCGGTTGAAGTTGTTCGCATAAAACAATGATTGCCAACATTTGTGAAATCGACAACAGGTTTGCCATTAGAAGTTAATATAGCACCACTGGCATATATACGTGGTTGGTTTGCAGCGGTAGGTTGTGTATAGTCCCATGTGCCATTCTGACCATACCATGTTTCAACATAACCTGTTGTACCTGAACAGAATGTTTCAATTGCAGCGGTATCTAAATCATCACCATCAAAACCTATAACTAATAAAGTACTATCGCTGGCTCTTCTTACTCTAATACAATTTGTAGCAGTAGAGATAAGTTTTCTTAAACTTAAACCCACCGTAGATGCAGCAAAATCATCATAAAAATAAGATGGACATTTACCACCATCGGTCACAGTCCAGTTTTTAGTTGTAACTAAATAATCTCTACCCGCAACTGCTTCTGCTGAACAATAAATACTATTACCACCAGAAAAAACAACATCATCATTAGGCGATTTAGAGCTTGTACCCCAAGCAGCCAATAAAGAATCATAATTTGTTTCAGATAATGTAACTGCATTGAACATATTATCAGCAGCAACTAAACTACTGATTGTCCAACCGCCAATATTTTGGTCGAAACTTGTAGCACCTGAGAACATAGATGAAAATGTGCCAGCACTAGAGGTGTCCCATGCTGAAATGTCCTGATTAAAAACAGTATTTCCTGAGAACATACCATCGAAATATATCACATTACTTACGTCCCAGTCCAGTGGTGCATTATATGGTGAATTTGCGAAAACTGTTTGCATAGTAGTAACTGAACTCGTGTCCCAAGCCGAAACCGAATATGTAAGAGAACTACCTGAGAACATACCATTCATATTATCTAGGGAAGTTATGTCCCAAGCCGATATGTCCTGATTAAAGTCGCTGGCCGCAAACATTGAACGTGTATTTAAAACTCCACTAACGTTCCATGAATTAAGATTAGCTACAGTTACAACTGCGGTGCTGTCAAATACCTCACTTATATCGGTAGCTATATTAATCGGCACATCTATTGGAGATAATGATGAGGTTAAACCAGTGGCTCCTCGAAACATATCTTGAACCACCCACACAGAACCCCACTCCAATACATCACGTATTTTACTTATATCGCCAGCTCCATCGAAAGCAAACCCATTTATTAAACCACGAATTGAAACAGTATACGTCCCAGCAACCACATATGTGTGTGTGGTTTCCGCTTGATTATAAGCAGTTATATAGTCAATACCGCTATTATCACCCCAATCTACTATGAAATCATAGGAACCACTTGCTTGTAAAGGCAAAGTGATCTGCTCATTTGAGGCAGTTGTCACCCAACTTGTTCGATATCTTATCGGCTGTTCGGCTATGAAAATTAAATAACTCATATATTATACGTTTTTTTTACTATGCGTTATTGTGAGATACCGCTATCCAATCATATGTACCCCCAGCAAACGGGTCAATAACAAAACTACCAACCGCTTTACTAACTATCGCTGGTGTAGAACTTTCTAATTGGTATGGTGTAAATACAACCGCGTAGTTGGTATTTGGGAATGGTGTACCAAAATTCACAGTGTAATCTGCTACGCCTGGTGTAGTAAATGTTCCAGATTTTAATATGTATGATATACTAGTGCCGCTAGTACCACTCGTACCGCTTGAACCAAAACCAGATGTACCACTCGTACCGCTCGAACCTGATATTCCGCTACTTCCACTAGTACCAGATCTGCCTAAATTGGCATCTCTTTGTAATACTATGGTATAATTTAAATCAGTAGCACTACTATTATTTGTAAGATTAACAGATATATCATCGGTTGATACAAAAGAAACTGAACCAGTTATAACAGCCTGTGAAGTAGTGCTTGCAGTAGCAAAACCAGATGCGGTTGCACCATTTATCATCACTGCTATATTACAAGAACCAGCTACCGTTTGAGTTGTTAAAGATGTAATGAAACCACTCCATGGAGCGTTATTCATTATAACATATTCACCATTGTCAGGTGTAATAATAAGGCCAGTATATGGGTCAAATTGATAAACAGTCTCAGCAAGAAAACTTGTGCCACTAGTTCCACTTGAGCCACTTGTTCCATTTATACCCGAAGTTCCAGAAGTTCCAGAAGTTCCAGATGCACCTAAATCATACTCAACCGCAATACCACTAGCATTAAAACCAGCTAATTTGTTAGCACTACCAATGTGGTTAGAATTTAACCATGTTAAGTTACTAAGAGATGCGTGGTCGGTGCTGCTTACACCAGTTAGCGATACAGATGATAATCTATTTCCTGTTATGTATGAAACACCTGCTATGATTAATTTACCAGTATTTGCATATGTGTTTTTAGTTTCATATGTGATTCTAGCATATAATGTAAATTCTGGTGATAATGTTGATAATTCACCTAAAGCAACTGAATTAACATCTTCCGCTTGAGCCGATACTAATGATGTAAAGGTTCTTTGTGGTTGAAGCATAATCATTCTATACTTTTGTGATTGTGAATCACTTGCACAAGGCATTATAATTTGATATACGTTATACCACCTAGCACTTATACCATCAGCGATAGTTCCTGCGTTTACATCATTCACCTTAAGGTAACTTCCAGTTGATAAAAATGGGAATGCGTTTGTAGTGCTAAATACACTCGATGAGGTTGCACCTATGTACATTGTTGTATATGTCCCCTGCGTCCATTCAGGTATAACAGTAGATACATCTTCATCTTTCACCAAAGCTGGGTTAAATGATGGTGTTGTTGCAACATCAGTATCTGTGTTTAATGCATATGTGCCTTCTTTTAAAGAGCCACCATTTACTCTATATGTACCTATTTGAGAGTGAAATTCTTCATGACTCTCAAAGTCCATTACGCCATGTGTTTCTTTAATACAAAAAGTATCACCAGCTACACCATCGTATGCAACATAAGCCACCATTATATCTTCAAATAACCAAGGTGTGTTTAATACCCAATCGAAATTTACGCCATCAGATGACGAATAGAACCATGCTCCAACTGTATCTGCGTGTGCGGCAGATGTTAAAGGACTAACTAATGTAGTTTTTCTACCTCTAAATTGATATGTTAAATCGCCTGTTAGTGTTACAGTTCTGTTTGTTACATTATAAGAAACATCTATATTATCACCATCTAACCAACCAGTAAAAGCTGAGGCATCTTCAAGTGTTTCGAAAGGTACATATAAGGCCGCATCAGGCGAAGTTCCAGATGTGCCACTAGTTCCACTTGAGCCATTTATTCCGCTAGTACCGCTGGTTCCACTTGAACCATTTATTCCTGATGTTCCTGATGTACCGCTTGAGCCATCGTTACCATTTATACCCGATGTGCCTGATGTACCACTTGAGCCATCGTTACCATTTATTCCTGATGTGCCTGATGTACCACTTGAACCATCAGAACCAATACCGCTAGTACCGCTAGTTCCACTTGAGCCATCAGAACCAATACCACTTGTACCACTAGTTCCAGATGAACCATCGTTACCATTTATTCCAGATGTACCAGATGTGCCACTTGAACCATCAGAACCAATACCGCTAGTACCGCTAGTTCCACTTGAGCCATCAGAACCAATACCACTTGTACCGCTAGTTCCAGATGAGCCATTTATACCACTTGTACCACTAGTTCCAGATGAGCCATTTATACCACTTGTTCCGCTTGAACCGTTTAGGCCAGATGTACCGCTAGTGCCACTCGAACCATTTGTACCAATACCTGATGTACCTGATGTACCTGAAGAACCAATACCGCTTGTTCCGCTTGTTCCAGATGAACCATCTATACCACTTTTACCGCTAGTACCACTAGTTCCAGATGAGCCATTTATACCACTTGTTCCGCTAGTTCCAGATGAACCATCTATACCACTTGTGCCACTTGTGCCTGATGTGCCGCTAGAGCCATCAATACCAGGCATCACCAATTCAAGTTGTTCAATTGTTAATTTATACGTTTCAGTTCCTTGTGAGAATGGTATGATAGCGATATCTTTTTGCACATTCTGTGCATCAATTGGGTTAAGTTCGCTTATTTTTTTATTAGCCATATTATCTGGTTTTTTTTTTAGGTGTGTTAGTAAATTAAGTTATCTGTTGTTTCAGTCATTATAATCTCACCATCTTCGGTTAAGATATAACCCGATTCTCTAACAAAAAATTCGGGATCGAATATGGCAACAGTATTATCATCATCTATATCGAAATTATAAAGCGCGGTATATTCATCGAAAATATATTGGGAATCTTCATCATTTATATCAAAAAAAAAATTCGAGTATTCCCCGTTTTTAAATATCATCTTGCCTTCATCGAGAATAACATCGGATGGAGTTAAAATATCACTATTCGCAACTTCATAAACTGTGTAATTATAAACACCACCATAATCTAATAATATGCGTGGGGTACTCGCGGTTGGGTTTAGACCTTCAAACGTTCCTGTTATTTCATATATGGAAAATTTGTTATATCTGTCTGTTGGTGATATGTCTTCTGCCGTAAACAACGTAGATATATTACTCTGTACTGAGGTAAATTCAAATAGGAATGATGGTGTTGCACCAATAGTCATATCGTTAAGCCTAAGTGTGATATTCGATACTGTTCCTGCGTTAATTATAATCATATAAATATTGGAAAAGGTTTATTTTGTGTTTTAGGTGTGAATAACATAAACACCTCCAAAAAAAAAGCACTAGAGTATATCTAGTGCTTTTTACCGACTGTATGGTGTTCCACCTACAAGCCGTAATTTAACGTTCCTAAGTAAAATGTTTAAACAGGTATAGCTGCAAGGTTAATAACCTCTGATGCGAAATCACCTTCTCTAGCAGTAATAGTTAGAGTGTAAATATTATCATCTGCGCGGTCTGCGCCCGTTACCTGTTCGATATTTGTTACTCTAGCACCAAGCTGTTTGCCTGATAACCAGTATTGTCCATTAGCGTCTTTATAAATGACTACTAATTTCTTACCTCTCAATAAGTTGAACGCTGTGTTTTTTGATGTTGAAAGTTGTTGGAATACTAATGTACCAACTTGGTCAACTATATCTGCGTTTAATGTAGGTGTGTTTGTTTGTGCCATGCTACTAGTGTCTTCACGAAATTTAAATTCATAAAAAACACTCGATGTACCGCTCATAGTGATAGTTTCAATCACATTAGAAGCAGCACCAGTCATGCCATAACTAACTACTTGGTCATAATCAGCGATGAAAGCTGTAGCTATGCCCCCAAGGTTCCAACCACAAAAAGGATCTAGCCCTCTATCTAAGTCTGTGCAAAATGCCATATCTTTTTTTTAATTTATTTTTATTATATTGGTGTTATTCACACCCTTTAGTACCAGATGATAACCCAGATATATTACACTGGGTTATCAGCTAAATACTTATTTTTTTTAAGCGTATAAAACAACCTCAGCACCTACACCATAAGATGGAGCATACTTAAATTGCATAGCCAAACGAGCTTTAGGCTCTGCTGTGCTATTGGTCATGTCTACAACGAGTAAACGCTGTTCATCGGACCCTAAGTCATTGATATTCCAAAGGTTAGATAGGTTAGTTGCAAACATTTGTTTAGCAGTAAGACCAGGTGTAGCTTTCAATACATAACCGTTATATGCCAACTCAGGTTTTTCGCCAGCCTTGAAGTAAGGTATAGTTAAAGCACCGATTGCCTGACGGAAAGAAAATTCGATTGCGCGAGACACATAAATTCTAAAGTCAGCTTTTTCTCTAACAGCAGCAGGTGTAGCAACTAATACTTTGTCTATCTCAGCAAGTACGTTTGCAGCAGTAATAGATACAGTTGCAGCGGTAACATCTATAACAGTAGAATCAAGTAAAGCTTGTCCTACTAGACCACCAGCACAACTAGCAGTTGACCCGTTCCATGTTTGTGTTTCGATATCTACCAATACTTGCTCTTTTACATAGTCGATAAGGAAATCAGTCATTTCTTGAGGAGCGTACTCACCATTTAATTGACCAGCATTCATTCTTTCCGATAAGAAAGTAGGCTCAATATCTTTTTTGCATATCTCAAGGTTAACGTATGTTGGACATACCTCAACGTTCTTACGAGATAATGTTACTGAACCAGTAGCACCGAAGTCGCAATACTCGCCAGTTTTAGTTATATCAGCTAAAGAAATTTGTGGTACATTCACAGTGTTTTTCACACTTGATAAGTTTTTCCACTCGTTTCTGCTTGAAAATTCGCTGTCTAAAAGAGCAGCATAAAATTCGAATGCGCTTTTACCTTCGAAAGTTGTGTTGTTAATAAATGAACTCATTGTTTAATTATTTATTTTTATTTTTATTTTTGTGGTATTGCTACCTAATTCAATAAAGGTGAATTAGAACTTTTTATTTAATTTTGTGATAGTATCATAGTCAAATTTATGAGCTGCTGATAGTTTCACATCTTTTTTTGTATCTATCACTTTAACAGATTTCATCTCATTTTCTAGAATGGCCTTTTCCATTTTAGTTTCAATTATATCTACTTTTGATTGATTCAAATTTAGAGTTGCTTTTAATTCATCTAATGATGTCATAATTGCTTCTAATATAGGTTGGAAATATGCTACCATTTCTTCCACTGTCGCTGGAGCCGCTGCTGGGGCTTCTTCTGGAGCTTCAGTTGCTTCACCTTCTGCTGCTTCGGTGTTATTCACACCTTCTTCAACAGGTGCTTCCTCTGCTGGAGCGGCCATTTCTTTGATTTCAGCTACCACTGATGCTTCATCAACTACGAAAACGTTACCATCTTCTAATTCATATTCACCAGCGTCAACCTTAACTTTCTCTTCTCCATTCATAAAATATACCTCAGCACCAACTGCAAATGCATCAGCGTCTGTGTACATAGTTGAACCGTCTTTTAAAATAGTGTTAACCATTAGTTTTATTATATTATTTTTTATATCTGTTGCTTTTAAGGCAACTATTTCAACACTGGTGTCGCCACCTTCTTGTAGTGTTTTCTTTTTGAAATATGAAGTTTCCCACTCTTCATCACCAACATATGCTGTGAACATACCTTGATTTTCCCACGCTAATTTTGCATCTAAGCATAATTGACATGGAATTGGTTCACCGTTTACACCGATTTTAGCAGAACCTAATTTAAATTCGTTTTTTGTAAGGTTGCATCTGCAATTATAATGAACAAGACCGATTTTAGCTAATTCTACGCTTTTGTGATCATCGCCACAAGTACATTCTGCTTGTTTAACCAATTTAGATGTACGTTTAAATTTAAATAAGCCCTCAATTGAAAAACCTTTATACTTACCTGACTTAATACCCTCCCAAATTTCCATATCGTCTATTTTCATGGAAACCATCCAGGTTCCACGTGGAACTTCGAAACCTAATTCGATACTTTTATCATTTTCCCCCACTAACCAAGATTCATACATATACACATTTGATACGTCAATCTTGTGGTCTTTATTTATAGCATATTGGTCTTTCAATTTGAAGAACTTTTGTACTATTTTCTCAATCTGCGAAGCCGAGTACTTTATATAATATGGTTCGCCATCATCGTCTTTACGAACGATAGGCAAATCTGGAATAAGAGCAGGGCCTGTAATTATGAATTTTTCGTCATCAGTCATAGTGACTTGATAAACCTCATCTATATCGCTATTTAGATATAGAAAATTTTCCAAAATTGCGGGTCTACGAACTAGAGATATCTTATCAACGCCTAATTCATCTAGGTCATCTACATATACATCATATGTGATTATTTCTTTCATATTCTATTTATATGGGAACAACCCCATTATTTTTACAGTGGTGTGATTAACACCTTGGTGTGATTAACACCTTGGTGTGATTAACACCTTGGTGTGATTAACACCTTGGTGTAATTAACACTCTTACAGTCGGTTCTTGTTTTCAATCACTTCAACCCTATTTTGGACTCTTGTGATATCTGATTCAACAACATATACTCGCTGAGGTTGATTTTGAGATGAACCTAGACCCGTAGGTGTTATAACACTACTCGCTTGTTGATTAGCAAATGGGTTAGAAACCGATGATTGAATACCACCACCACCAGCAGCCGCACCACCACCACCAGCAGCACTACCGCTACCACCGAATTGTGTAGATTTTATTTTAGCAACATTAGCTAAACCAGCAGCTAATGCTAAACCAGCAGCTATAAATGGCTGTGCTGGAAATAGTATAGTACCTGGGTTATTAGCAGCACTAGTAAATATTGCCTGTACACCCTGATATGTTTGTATTAATGCTTGAGCTATTTGAAGTTTCTTATTATTCTCGAATGCTTTTTTGGCCGACTTCTCATCATTCTTAGCAAAAGCCTCGTTGAAATTTGCTAATGTATTTAAAGCACTTAATGCAGCGTTAGTAGAGAATTCATTTAATGCTTGTTTTCTATCCGCTTCATCCTGTGCTATTTTAATTTTAGCATCAGATAATTCCTTAGCATTTTCTAGTTCCTTAATGTCATATTCCTCTTGGGTAATTAACTTAGCATCTAATTGTGCTCTAAATACTTCTAATTCAGCAGCACCTCTCGATTCTATTTCAGATAATGTAGCATCACCTGTTCTTAAATCATCTATCTTGGCCTGTTGATCTAATAATGTAAGACGAGCATCAAATTGTTTAGTTAATAAATCTAACTCTTTAGCAGCTAGTTCATCTGATTTATCTTTAGCATCAGCCGCTTGTTTATCTAAAATTGCTTGGCGTTCAAGTGCTTGTGCTTGCAATAATGATGTTACATCTGCGTTTACTTTTTTAGCAGCTTCAATTTCTGCTGCCGCCTTTTGATCATATGTTGCTAATTCTTTTGCATTTGTGTCTTGAATGAGTCTCAGACGTGTTTCTGCGTTAATAGCGTCTACTTGAGCTTGCTTTTGTGCTGCTTCTTCTGATTTTTTTAGTCTGTCGGCAGCAGCTTTATCATTTATCTTATCTAAATCGTCTTTTTCTTTTTGAGCAGCCGTTTTTTTACGATTACTTTCTTGTGCCTCTAATACCGCTAGTTCATTATATAAATCTTTTTGTTGTTTTAACTCTTCTTCATTTAATGTTTCACCTGTTTTAAGTTTTTCTTCTAATAATTTGATATTATTTTTTATAAGATCAGCTTTTTTACCATATATCTCAGCTTCTTTACCACCTTGAGCCTCTAATAATTTAATATCACGCTCTAATTGTTCATTTAACCCCTTTGTACTCACGGTTAAAGATTCCAAAGCTCTACCAGCTTCTGATGTTATACCTACAAAATCGGTCACAGCATCTACTATGTTACCAAATATCTCACCTACTAGTGAGAGACCTGGTATGAATTTCAATACAACCTCTTTAATCTTATCAAAATTCGCAATTAATAAACCAACAGCAACAACAGCAGCTCCAATACCAGTGGAAATAAGTGCTATTCTAAAGGCTTTTAAACCACCATTAACAGTTAAGAATGATGAATTTAATATTTTATTTGCAACAGCGTGTAATTTTGCACCAACTACACTATCTTTGTTCAATGTGTTGGCTACTTGTTGAACACCATTTAATACCGCCATAGATGACTGAACTTGTAATAAGGTTTTGTTCAAATCTTCATTTTCAGCACCCAATAAACCCACTGCACCTTGTACCGCAGCGAATGCACCCGCTACACCCTGAACTGAACCTACTACGGTGTCTAATTTTTGCGTATCTGATGAAAAAGCGTTAATTCTTTGGTTAGTATCACCTATTTGATCTTTTAACGCTCCAGCAGCAGCAGCATATTTTTCGAATGCCGCTGGGTCAGTTGCCTTTTGTGCGGCTATTTGTAATTCTTTGTACTGTTTTTTTAACGTATCTGTAGAACTTATAATAGAGTTGATATCTTCATCAACTTGCTGTAAGTCTGTGTTTACGTTCAAATTAAAAACTATTTCTTTAGCCATTGCTTATTTTATTTTTTTTTTTGGTGTTATTAATTAAATTGGTGGTTCACATTCGTCATCGTTAATGAGTAATATTTCACTATCGGTGAACCAGTTATATCTACACTTCTTATCTCACAATATAAGTAATCATTGGTGTCCACCTGTTTATACACCTCACCATTAGCACTAGATGTGTGTTGTAATGAATTTGTTGGAATAAAAGCATCATTGTATATAATACTTGCAGTTGCACCATCAAAATGCATTAATCTAAGCTCTACTAAGTTATTTGCAGTATCTTCAACATTTACATTATAGGTGTATTTTACCCATGATGCAGTAGCACCACTCCATCTGAAGCTATCATTATTAGCACCGATGTTATTTTCTGGTACACAATTATTTAGTGTCGAATTATCAATCGGAAATGTATTATTTGGCATATCTAAAACCTGCATAGATGTAGATAATGTGAAATTAGTGTCCATTAATACTGATGGTTCTTGGCTTATTGTGATACCTATACCACTGGTTCCTGAGCTGCCACTAGTACCATCAATACCTGATGTGCCGCTAGAACCTGATATTCCGCTAGTGCCTGAGCTACCGCTAGAACCGCTAGTGCCATCAATACCTGATGTGCCGCTAGAACCTGATATTCCGCTAGTGCCTGAG